GTCGCCTTCTGCGCTAAAAAAAAGGGCGCATTACGGCTCCCCTTTGAAGAATTGCATGACTTGCAACATGCCACAAGATTATCTAATGAGAGTGGATCTCCGCCTTTAACAATGGCGATTAAATGATCGACAGTATTAGCATCACCACCGCAATAATGACACGACCAACCATCACGATTAAGCACTACTAACCTCTGCTTTTTATAAGTCCGGCTCTTACGTGGATCACTGCCTCTATTCATTAGTAGTAACCCTTAGCTTTGAAGAAGGCCCATGCGTTACAAGCTGTAGTATAACGCGCATATATATATTTTAACCCTAGATCTATCTGCTTGTAAGGGTCTTTCTCTTTCATATTAAGTAATTGTGGTATGCCGTATGCAGTGCTCTTCTTATTATTACTATATGGATTCCAATTACTTTCTTTATTCCAAAGCGCTTCTAAACATATATATTCTTTGTGGTTATTTAATTTTATATGAGCATAGGTTTTATATATTTCTGTTACAGGTGTAGCCGCTTCAGCGTTACTACATAGCACGCCCGATAGCATCACTGCGCCTAGCGAGCTGATCGCCTTGCGGCTCGCCCTGCGCGAGTGAAGCGTACCCATGCTGTCAATAGATAGCACTATAACCGCAGGTCAGACGGCAAGTCGGGAATTAATTCTACCCCTAGTATTCCGCATATACCGTTTTTCTTAGGTTCTTGGCATTCTAAGACTTTAAGGCCCGGCGGTAGTAGTTCGTCAAACTCCATAACTAACTTACCGGTAGTTTTCTTTTTGCAACGCCTGCAGTTAAAGGTTATCTGGTCCATAAATACTCTTTCTTAAATCTTCAATAGGAAATAGATTATTTTGTGGTATCCAGTGATCGAAGTAGCTAGCATGATGATATTTAGGCTTTTTAGCCATGATGATAGGTATCCAGCCAGCTATGGAATAGACCGGACCTCTACCAGTAACTAATATAGCCACGTCATTAATACGATCACTAGCTCTTATAACTAAATGGCCATCTGCGTACTTAGTCCATTTAACCTCTATTCGAGCACCTATATCGGCTTCGTGTTTAAAAGTATTGACAGTAGGAGTAAAGTTTTTGATGCCTAAATACTGAGCTACCGCTATTTCTGCTCCTACTGCTTCTGCACACTCGCCAATATATTCATGGTAACTAATAGATTTATTACCTCTACTAGCATGGTCTGGCCGGCCGTTAATTTCAAGAATACGGCGGAAGCCGATAGTGTGAGCTTCGACTTCCTGCGCGTGGTCGAGAATTACTTTTATAGCTTGCGGCACTTGGAGCAGATCCATAAGACTACCTGCCTATCTGTATCGTTAAGGATTTCTACACCTTTTCCGCCTATAGCTGACTGCAAACTATTGCACTTATCGCACCATGCAGATCTAGTTACAGATCTTAACTCGCCGTTTTCAAGTCGAGCTATTAGGCCGTTTTGCACTATCTCTACGTATCCCATCACGTATTACCTGCAAGCATGTCATCGACGTTAGCGCCGGAAGAAGGCGACACCGTAAAAGCAGGCTTTGTAGGCGGCACCCATTTACCACTGGAATTTAACTTATACCACTGAGATTCGCAGCCGCTAGTTTTACCCATAATGCAGGTATAACCGTAGTAATCTCTGCCGTTTTTAGATCCCTGCTTTAAAGCCATTACACCATGATTACAGATAGGAGCCTTTTCTATTTCACCAGAGCCTAGACTTTCTGATATTTCGGCTAATTGTTGAGCTAGTGGTAGTACAGGCTTTGAATTTGTAACATAGTCAGACTTTATAGGCTCATTGGTAAGGCGTTGAACCTTTTCCATGTCTTCTTTAGTAGGCCGTTTATCTACACCCAATAAGAGACCGGCGCACCTTCCGTAGCTACTGGTAATACAGTTTTCTACCCAGAAGTCTTTATTTACGCCGCGATCTGATCTAGCTTCGTAGGCAACATCTACCGCAGCAGGATTTAGATCGTTTGTATCTCTATAGATTTCGGTAACTGCATATACGTAACCTTTATCATGGTCGATCTTTAACTCCCTTATATTAAATCTGTTCATCGGAAAATTATCATGAACTCTTTTAATACGTGCGGCAGCCCCTTCATAATCGTTTAAATTAAACATTTTGCTTCGCCCTTTCTTCTGCTCTGGCTTTCATGAGTTTTCTGCCTGTCTCCATTTGATCGACTAGGGGCCATATTGAGCCATCGGCCATAGTAGATATTTCTGCTCGGTGCTCTTCGCAGTATGCTCTTTCGTTATTTTTGCCTTGATGCGTTTCAGAGACGCAGATTATTACAGCTTGCACTTTAGCTTTAGGGTGCCAGTCGTCTTTGAGCCTGCCCCATTGGGCCTTGCAGTAATCGCAGTACCTACCAGCAGGCGCTTTAGTTATCATTAGACACCATTTTACGCCATTTAGAAGCCAGTAAATGCGCCTCACGCTTTCCATCTTTGTAACCGATGGAGTAGAAATAACTACCTATACAAACTGCCAGCATTAAATAGGCAGCGTAATCTATATATTTCATATTAGCCCTTTACTACCGATAACCCGACGTTACCGATAATAGAAGGGTAAAGCCAAGCACCGACAATAAGCAATTACCGACACGCTAAGGCTATAGATTATATTTAGGCTCTATTGTTTGTGGATCATCATTTCATACAAAATTTCTACTTTTTCCTCTAGCCTAATAACGGAGTCTTTTATTGAGCTGCCACCATTTTCTTTAAGCTCTACTAAGTAATGCTTAACTAGCCATCGGATCGAGCTGACATAGGCCACAGTAAGCGTAGAAAACGCTACCAATATGCCAGCCCAGTCCGACGCTTTCATTTAGTTAGATCGGCCAAAGTCAGAAGCCGAAGGATCCAGCCATTTTAAGACCGGACCAATAAAGCCTGAGATAGCGGCATAACCTAAAGTTTTAAGGTCTGTCGTACCTGCCATGTATAAAGCGCCAGCAGAAGCTAGCGAAGCCCTAAGCCATGATAAAAACATCTGTTTATATTTCATGTTTTAGTCCTAACTTGATTATTAACGCAGAGGCTTTCTCCGGCGTTAAATCTATTTCGAAGTGTTGCTCATCTTTTCTATTTTTGTAATCTCCGCCCCATTTAAGACCGTATTTTTTAGCCAGTGCTTGTATTAACACGGTTTGCATTGGAGTAAAAGTACCTGAATGACCTAAAGGGTGTTGAGTAGCGTTAAGGTCTATCGCGGTACCGGAAGAATGATTACTTAATTTATCTACAGATCCTCTAACTTGCCTAAAACAATAAGACCAGTCATCTAAAGGGCCACCGTCTATTGGCTCTATATGTTGATTAAATTCGGCCGCGAAGGTAACCAATAAAGGGGCAACGTGCTCGGCACATTTAATTTTTAATTTAGTACCGGGTACTGGATAGCTTTTAATTCCTATTTCGTTCGGATCTTTAGAAGCTACCCAACCGTTAGCTGAAAGTAATGTCATGATCTAAATTCTTACAATCCCATTTAGCAGCCTTAACATTTAAGACTGCTTCATCGTGGCATTTAGGCGATATAAAAATATCTTCTAAAGGTAAATAAGTCATACCAATACCGGCAAAATTGCCACGAATTTTAGAATTAAATGAAGTGCGCTTTACTGTGTATGGCGTACCTTGTGCATAGTAAGTTTCTGTATCTAAACCATCTATTAACTCGGATTCGTCTTTGCCTACTGTAACTGCTACCACTAAATTATTTTCATCTATGTATGCGTAATGTGCCATTATGCCCAACTCACTGTGTCAGATAATCCTGCTGCCTCAACGCCAACTAATGTGTAGCCGCCTGCTGTTGATGATGTATAACTAACACCACCACTAAATGTTGCAGTTAATGTGCTGCTAAATTTTAAAATGATAATGCCTGATCCACCTGCGCCAGCTGGTACACCGCTACCACCACCACCGCCTGAATAAATTGTTCCAGCAGTACCAGCACCGCTACCACTACCACCTGCGCCGCCGCCGTAATAACCACCTGCACCGCCTGTGACTGAACGACCACCACCGCCACCTGAATAATTGCCACTATTTATTCCACTTGTTGAACCAGTGCCACCTGCACCGCCAATGTAATTCACGTCATCAGCAACACCACCAGCCGTGCCAGCACTACCACCACCGCCGCCGCCGCCACCTGCTGAACTGAAACCATTACCACCATTTTTACCCTGTGACGGAGAAGTTGAAGGAGTATTACCACTACCACCATTACCGGCAGAACCGCCACCACCACCGCCGCCTGTTCCACCATTTCCGCCAGTAGTTGCGTCATAAGTTGAACCTTTGCCACCACCAGTTGCAGTTATTGTTGCGAATACTGAATTACCACCTATTGTTGGTTGTGTACTTGTTACACCACCAGCACCATTACCACCAACACCACCAGCACCTACTGTAAGAGTGTAATTTGTTGATAATGCTATTGATAATGCAGAGCCACCTTCGGAAGTGCGATAACCGCCACCACCGCCACCACCAGCTGCATAACCACCACCGCCACCACCAGCGACCACTACATATTGAACAGTGTTACCTGCTGCTGGACTTGGCACTCCTATTTGTGCTGCAATTATATTTAACATTTAACCAATAGCTCCAACTACATACCAAGCATTAGCAGCAGTTTTAATACAGGCTGCTGATTTATACTGCGCTAAAGTTGGAGATGCTGCAACTGTGCCAGCACTTAATACTGTTGTAGTGCCAGAAGTTACCGCACCAATAGTACAAACTCCTACGCCTATATTTAATACTGTAATAACTGTGCCTACTGGAAAGTTATATGTAGCATCTGTTGGTATCTTAAATGCTATTGCAGTTGCTTTATTCATAGGTATTAATTGTTGATACTCATCACCACTAGCGGCTGTATAATCTGCTGTCTTAGCGGTTTGTACTGTAAAGGCTGGTAAGCCGTTAAAAATCGCGGCAGTCAAAACGTCGCCGGTAACTGCTGGGAATGTTGCCATTAGAGATCTCCTTAGTATGAAAGTACGTTTTGATTGAAAATTCCGTAATCGGTTCCGATTATGAAACTATCAATTATAGGCTCAAGTGTAGTAAATACGGTCTTGAATACTCCCGGTGCTATGACGTAAGACACGCCGAAGATTTGTAAAGTCTTGGTTATCACTGATCCGCCCGGTTGAGTAGTAGAAACCGATATAGGGTCAAAAAAATCTAATTCCATAGCAGCTATGATCCCTGAATTATAATTAGGCGTATATAAATCTAATTCTAAATAATCGCATCTGATCGTAGTTTCTGCGCGACTTGCGACGTAGGCCCTAGCGTAATCCAAAGCTTCGGCATCGGTAAGCATAAGTAAATCATTTAAATAATAAGAGTGCAAAAAGTATTTAACAATAGAAGCTGCATTACTAGCAGTTTGAGCAGTACCACCAGATTTACTAACGCTTGCAGAATTAAATATTAAAGCATCATTTAAAAGCCACGCAGCATTAGCATAAGAGATAGCAGTGCCATCATCTTTAAAAACTGTAGGAATACCTGCTATTGAAGATGCAGTTACTGTACGATCTTGAAAAGTAAAACTTCCATTAGCTGCGACGTATAAAGCACCATACTCGGAATCTGTTACGGTTTGCATGGCGGCTAAAGAAGTCCTAATTACGCCCGGATCATTCTGTAAATAAGTCAAACCTGCATCTACGTCGCGCATGGTTGTAGGCCAGTCTATTTCGTCCAGAATTTGATTTATTCGGGTACCGCTTAAATCTCCTGCGGTAGCGCCTGCCACGTTAGTAATTTGAGCTAGGTTTGCTAATCTAAAAGCATCTACTGCTGTAATAGTTGTATAAGCTACTTCCTGAGCATCTTTAGGTTGAGTATTTACATAAGAAGTAATAAATCCAGAAAACAAAAAATAAGAAGTGCCATTATAAGAAGCGGTGATCTGTACCTTTTTCATTGGAGTAAGAAGAGAATAATAGGGTCCTGATACGTTAAGCGGATTAAAGTCTCCATTTTGATCTATAATTCTCATACTTAAAGTACCGGTTTGAAATTGGTCAGATAACGAATTACGGCCGCGCTGAGTTTTAATATAATTAACTTGGTCTGATACATCTACAATAACTGCGGTAGCATCTGCAAACACATTAGTACCAAAAACACCAGTACCTATAATCATGGCTTGAGCGAACGCCGGACCAGTAGAGAAATTTATAGTCGCATAAACTATTGGAATAGCCATTAGAAATTACCACCGGCATAATTTTGAGCTAATCCGTTGCGTTGATTAATTAAAAATGAGTTATAAATTAATTGACCAAACTCTCCAGCATTAGGGGCTAACTCTAAAGTTACTTCTACTGGTAAATAGTTAGAGCCTTTAATATCCGATGGTTGAGTAAATAAACTGTTATTACCATTAGGTACATTAGTAATAATGCCGCCGCCGCCGCCGCCGCCGCCGCCGCCGCCTTGACCCGGTGCCATATTTCTAACCGGATCATATACGGCTAATCTTGCATAAGCTGCTAAAGCACCATCTACTAAAATAGTACCTGCATCGTTTGCTTTTTTGGCAAACTCTTCTAAAGACTGCTCTGCGTTTCTAGTAGCTAAATACTCTGCAGCTTTAGCAGCGTTGCCATCTAGGATAGC